GTGTAACTTTTTACACACGCAAGAAAATGATTGTTAAAATTTGTTAAAATTTCAATTCCGATTTATACCATGAAGGGTACAAAAGTGAAATAACTACCTTCAAATATACCTTTAAGGGTACGCTACGCCCACGAATAGCTGCCGTAGTTCGGGAAAAGTTCAAAGTACATGCGCATCATTATGGCATCTGCATAGTCAGGACTCTTACCATGCATTCGTGCTATTTCATCTTTGCTGATTACTGCCAGCTTTCCATCTGCTTCAGGTGTGCGCCTGCGGATCATGTCCAGTTCTTGCACGATTACATCCCGGAAGCGGTCTACCTTGAACACTACTTTGTTCTGCTCTATCAGTTCTGCTAGTTTAAAATAGCACTCTGCCTTTTGGTTTGTGAACTTATCGGGTTGCTTCGCCCTACCACCATTAAGAAACCCGCGACACTTTAAGCTATCGACTACACCACCACCTACACCATCTTCATCGCAGATCACATTTGTCAATCGAACGCTGTGCCTATCGCATAGCTGGCGTATGGTAGTGACTACTGTTGTAATAGGTTGCTTTCGCAGTTCGTGAATCTCAATTAAGTGCAGGCCATGCCACACGCATATAACGGTTCTATCTTTTCCTAGTCGAGCGATGTCGGCACTTATGTACTTATCTCCTTTGCTTTCTTCATCGCGAAAGCAGCGCACAAGGTCATCGTACTGGTATAGGTTGTCTATGGATTCATCATACTCCCAATCTCCGTACAACAGCCTTCGTCTATCCACTTCGGGCAATCGCTCTAGCGTTTCAAGGTAACTATCCGGTAGGTGTATGTTGTCGGTAGCAAGTGATGGAATGAATGCAAGGTGCGCAGGTAGTGATTCGTTTTTGTATGGTGAATAGAATTCATTATACAGCCAACCTTTTGATGGATTGCATGTGAGCAGCATCTTAGGTGGTAGGTTGTATTCGCGTAGCTTGTAACGTATGCGCGACTGCAGAATATCTATTGCACGTTTGCTTACCTGCGCAGCTTCATCGACGTATGCATCAGTCAATTCCAAACCACCTAACGAATGGAATTCAGGATCTGATGGATAGGCAAACAAGTCTTTTAGAATAATCTCGCTGCCATTAGCAAAGGTGATTACGTGCGTTTGGTTGTTGATGGTGTAGTGCTCATTTGGTCTTAGGTCCAGCATGTGCGCTACTTCAAAAAAAGTCTTTAACGTGGTCTTCTTTAACGTGTCTAGTTTACTGCGACCGATTAACCCACGTGTGCCCGGATATTTAAACCTGCGACTTATCTGCCATGCGCATCCGATAAAACTTTTACTTCCGCCTGCGCCTCCTCCGAAAAGCACAGTGCGTGCCGGGTGTGAGTTACCCAGCACACGCAATGCTTCTTTTTGTTTAGGCAGGTATTCTATCATGTGAACAGCCCGATGTACATGCCCACTAATCCACCGCAAAGGGTAGCTATCATGTCACCGTTACTAAATGGTCTATCATTCCACACTAAATCGTACAATTCTTTTCCAACACCACAGGCGAACACAGCCACCATTGCGAAAGGTGCAGCAAAAATTGATGCAGATAGTGCATAAATGACTAACCCATACAGCGCATGATTAGCTTTGTCTTCAGGTAGGATAGGCAGGTTCATTAGAATGGTAGGTCGTTTGAATTATCGTTACCATTTTCCTGATCTCGGGAAGATGGTTTTTCAAGTGGCTCGCTCATCTTACCACTAAAGAATTTGCCACTCTTGCCTTCTTTAACCCATGCAGCTAAGCGCATCTTCTTACCATTCACCATGATTTCACCTGTGTATTCAGGTGCATTGATGGTTGTTTTGTTGTTTTTGAAAAGGGTAAACTGCCCTTCTTGCATTTGATAGTTGCTCATTGTATTTAATTATTTATGATATTGATGTCTTCGTACATCAGTGAAACTGTTTTCTTGCCACCAAACTCTGTTGTTTCTACCACATCAAAGTTCATTTGCTGGATGCTGTGCCCTTGTATATACCCGATGTATACTTCCGTTTCATCCGGGTAGTGTGCTAATGCATCCCACAGTTCACCGATAGTCATAGCTTGTATTCGTCTTTATCAGTTAGCATGTAAAGTTCTTCAAAGATAAGACGCATTGTTAGATTATCGCTCATTGCAGGGCGCATGCTTCGTCTAGCTGTTAGCACAAATAGTTTGCGTAGCAGTTCGGTTTCTTTTTGCTTATCGTATTGCTTCATGTGCTTCAATTGCTTTAAAAATTTGGTAAACGACTTGAGGCACTATGGCATTACCATAAGCCTTTATTGATTCTGCTCTCCACTTTGGAAAGGTAATTCTGTCCAGTTCGGTGGGAAGCCCATCATCTCCGCCACAAATCGGGGATTGAGTTGGGAAGTTTTGCCAGTTCTTTGCGTGCTCTTCATATTCGCACTTGCATTCGTGCTGTCGAATGCTGTTGGTGTCGGTAGCATATTTGATTGAGCCATTTGTATTAGGTTTAAACCATATTTTGTCCCGGTCGTTTTGCTTATGTTTTCCCCATTGGTCAATTCTCTTTGGCTGTGTGAGTCTGTTAGCTTCACAGTAGGCAACAAACCAAATTCTTTCTATTCGGTGCGGTGCATTGACCGCGCACGCAGGTATAAGATATGGCGCGACTTGATACCCAAGATTTTCCAAGTCAGCACACACCTCGTCGAATACCAATCCCCCGTTCCAATTAGTAAGCCCGCGAACGTTTTCGCCCACGACGTAACGCGGGGCAATCTCTCCAATTGCTCGCAGCATCTCCGGCCATAAATGGCGTTCGTCTTCCTTTCCAAGTCGCTTTCCTGCGCTTGAATATGGCTGGCAGGGGAAGCCTCCGGTAAGAACATCAATTTGGTTTGCATATTTTTTAAAGTCGCTTTTGGTTATATCGGTGAATAATTCTGCATTAGGCCAGTAATGGTGCAACACACGTTGCCCAAACTCATTCCATTCGCAATGAAACTTGTTTTCCCAGCCCATCCATTCGGCAGCTAAATCAAAGCCACCAATGCCGCTAAAGAGTGATCCATGTGTCATTAGTATTCGCTTTGTGTTTCTATCAATTCGCGGTAGCGTTCTTTCCGATATTCAGTGAACTGATACGGCTTGTTTTTGTACACCCGAAAGCGCATGTCATTGTCCCACCTTTGCAATGCATCGTATTCATCTAATAGCATTTGCTCTAGTTCATTTGGCTTCGGTCGATTCGATTCCTGTACTGGCTGTTCGCGTATGCTCAACTTATCTGCTGCCTGCTGCATTGCTTCCATTACTTGTGGATGCTGAAACATTTCGTAGATGTTATTCTGCTGCTTATTGTTTTCATTGATAGCATCGCTTATTGTTTGGCGTTGCGCATCGTACAAAGGAAACCATGCAAGTATCGTAGCTGGATCAATACGGTTGTATATCGTGCCGTATTCACCTATCGCACCACGATCTAAACACAGCTGCACATCTTCTAGTGAATACATCCACATCTTTTCTAGGATATTCTCTGCACAAAATTCAATCTGCAGTGCGTTCATGTTATTCTGCACATTGACTAGTTGGGTACAACGTGTAACCAGCTCCATGATTTTAACCTTAGTGGTTATCCGGTCAAGTTTCCGAAGCAGTGAAATCTTGTCTTGCTTCATCGCGTGCGCGACTGATAGCGACTGCATCGCGGAAAAGTGCTTCAGCTTTTGCAATGTGTTCTGCTGTTGTAGTTGGTTGTTTTGCATGTTGATTTGGTTTTTTATTTGATTCAAATTTAGAATTATTGTTCATCCAGTTTCGAATAGCAGCTTCCCAATTTTTCATTTTGTTTTTTCCTACCATCCAACCATTGCTTTCGTAATGATTAAAAAACGCTTTAGCTTCAGTTACTACTTTGACATCATTCCAAACATTACCAGCTAATGCATTTTTCATTTTCATAAATTCAAATATCTCATCATACGTCGGAGCGCGAAAGCGCGACCTTGAAACATTATCATTTGGATTTACATTTTGATTATCATTCACATTAGGATTATCATTTACATTATCATTTACATTTACATTAGCCTCAACTTTGCTTTTAGTTTGCTTCTGTTTTGCTTCTGCTTTGCTTTCGTTTTGCTTTACCTTCGCTTTAGTTCCGTTTTCGTATCGCTTCAGGTTAGCATCTAGTTGGGGCTTAATCAGGGTAAAGACAGTCTTAGCTAATCCTTTTACTTCTACTTCGTTAAAGTTTAATGCATATTCAAAAATGGCAGAATAGACTTTAGACTGTGTTTCTGCATCAAGTTCTTTAATCGCTTCGTAAAACGATCTATAAAAGATTGTAGATTCTCTCATAAACTAAATACCCACCACTACACACAAAGGCTCGTCCGCGCACGAAAGTGCTATGGCAATGCGGTAGTGATGGGATTTAAAAATGTTTTCATTCGAACGAGCGTTGCAAATATAGTCAAACTATATCTACTTCCAAATTAGTCAAAGTTTTTTCCTTCAGCATTCCTGAAGTCAACAGCGTTACCAGTTTCTGCCCGGTGCTTATCAAGGTCAATCAATAGTCGCGTGCGATCTATTTCATACTTCAGCGCATTGTTCGCTTGCTTCGCTAAATGTGCCTGTGCTTTTGCTACATCCACTGTTACTTCTTGCTTGTCTAGTTTTTCCATTTGATCGAACAGGAAGTGTAGAAGGGACTTGTTGTTTATGGGTTTCATTGTAAATAATTTTTAAGATTAGTAATAAAATGTCATTGATTGCTGGTTCACGATCATCATATTCTTTGCGAGGCACTTGTCTTATCATGTGCTGTAATTTTTCGCATAACGATGCATATTTTTTATAGCGTTGTTTCTCACGAATAAAATCATTTAGCGGCCATTGCATAGCATCCCAAAGTTGGAAATTTCTATTTTGTAGATACCATTCTATACAAGTTTTAAAAGGAACCTGTATCAGCGTATATGGTCTTTCACATATTGTAATCCAAGTATGATTGATAACAGGATAATCTCTGCTAAGCATAAAATGGTAACGATGTAAATTAAGGGCACGCACAATTAAATTTTTAATTTCATATTCGCACTGACTTGAAAAATAAATTAGCTTATGCGAAAATTCTTGTTGCATGTGCAGTTTTAACGAATCATTGCAAAAGGCTATTTGATACGTATCACCTAATTCAGGATTAAATACTTTGAAATACCTTTTCTTACAACGTGCATGGTATACCTTATTCGTAAAATTTTCTACATGATCACATTCACCAATGTATTGGATATCGTATTTCATATTACTTCCAAATAATTGTTGCGACTAAAAAACCGATTGCAGCACCAACAGCCATAATCAAAAACATCTTGCTGTTGCTGTTATCGCAGATAGGTTCTTCTTGTACCGGTGCTGGCTGTGTGCGCTCAACACGTTTGATAGGTTTGATAGTTAGCTGCTGCGTGCCTGCTTTGCTTTGGGAATTAGCAATACGCGATTCCTTCAGGCATTCTTTAGCAAATGCCACAGCTATTGCTTGGGTAGGCTTGTCACCTATCCAGCGTGTCACGTTGCCATCGCGCCTAATCATGTTGTGTTCGCGCATTAGCGTTATCAATCGCGCACCTACACGATATTGTGTGCGCATCTCTTTGATGTCAAACTGTTTCATCTCATGCAGTACGCACATGAATTCGTAATACTTGCTTTTAGTGTTCTTTCTCATTGCTCTAAATAGGTTTTAATTGTGATTGTAAATTCTTCAAATGACCTGCACACCTTTACGCAGTAACCTGCATTGATAAGCTGTGCGTGAACGATTTTTTGTGTGTCGGATAGTTTACCCTTTTCGGTTTTCATTTCGATAAACAGTGCATGGTATGGTCCACTACTCATGCAGATCATCAAATCAGGCATACCGGGCATAGCACCTTCTGCTTTCAACAGGTTCCAGCGTTTGGCTCTTTGCACAGGCGTACCACCGATGTACACACCATTAGGGAAGGAAGCGATAAGTGTGCGTGGGAAGGAATATCTAAACCATTCCACGCAGCGTTGTTGTATCTTGCTTTCTTCATGCTTCATGCTGCAGGGTATTAGATATGGCTAACCAAAATTTACCGATGTAGTCTTCATCTGCTTGGATGTTTATCACAGGCAAATGTGATTCTAGCTCCATATATTCCCATTGACCTAATGAATTTACCTGGTAATCACATCCTAGTGTGATTGGGCAGTATTGCACGCTGCTACGTTCTACGGGGATATCAAAGCGAACTATCACATGCTGGTCATTATTCAGCGTAACAAGATAGCACATGCGATTCTCATTGACTATCTTTTTCTTAAGCACGTACATATTCACACCATTGACTGCTCGGACATCCTGAACATCGTATTCACTTTGCATCGAATCAGTGAAGCTTTCATGAAACTCTAATTTGTTAAGGCTTTGCTCGATTTCGCGCCAACGTTTTTCTTTATCGTCTACGCTAAATATCAATTTACACCATTCCATCAACTTTGAATTGCTTACATGCAGTTCCTTTCGCAGATCCTGAAAGCTAACTTTGTTAAACTTTTTCATGATAGTAAGGATATCGCTGCGTGTGGGTAGCTTAGTAGTGCGCAGCTTCTTGCCTTGTGTCTTTATATGCTTTTGATATTCATTCATCGCCTTCATTTTTAATGGTTATACAATCGACTATTTCGCACACTGGCACATCCATTACGCGGCTAAGATTAATTAGCTGGCGTAGTTTGATGCTGCCCGGATCATCGCACCAATTATGCAGTGTCTTCTTTACTATGGGCGTGTTGCTTCTTTGCATCGCACGAAGTAGGGCAGCTTTACTGCCCACTGTTCGCGCGATTAGTTGGTTCAATTCCTGTCGCTTTCTCATTCGATTGGTTTTAGTTTTGGATTCACTACGTAGAAGATTTCGCGGTGCGCTTCGCTGAACTTATGCATAAACACTGCTTCATCGATTGGCTCATAAAGCTTGTCACGCATCTCACGTTCTAAGCGAAAAGCTACATCATCTTCATCATCGTACACTTTTGTTTCGATATTGCAAGCGTACTTGTGATGATACACTGTAATAAGCTTCATGTCTTCAGTCATGCAGCAGTAGAATTTTACATAATCGCCACTGATGTAATAGTGTGGCAAAGTGATTTTGGTAGTGCCTACGCGTACCGGTGCTGTGTGTGTTACTTCGATTAACATTGTATTGAGGTTTTAAATTGTTTACTGATTTTCTTCATCTTGCCAAATAGCTGCAGTCACTGCATCTTCTATTTCACCGATTAACTTTTTATGATTGCTGTTCATGATGCACTTAGTCATGTCAATGCCAGCGCAAAGCAGTGTGTATTTACACTGATCAATAGTTGTTTCTTCAGGTGTCCAGTAATCGCCCCTAGAAAATGCGATTGCGTACTCAACTTCGATAGTGAGTGTGATAGGTGCATTACTGCAGTCGTGTTCAAAAGTGAAATAGCCCATTGTGTTTTGTTTTTGTTTATCTTTGACGGGTACAAATGTACACGTTTTTTTGGATAGTGCAAGTATTTACACCGATATTTTTAAATTTTAACAAATCGACTGCGTAAGTTGCCATATAGGGAAACACTATAACGCATGGCTGGATAAGGCTAGTAGGCTTGCACACGATAAACAGAAGGGAAGTGATCTACTGCATGAAGTGCTTGCCCGGTTAATGGATAGACCACAGCAGGATATTGAAGATATAGTATGCGGTGGTAAAATAGAAGCATACGTGAACAGGGCATTGTGGTTATCCTGGCACAGCGCACGAAGTGATTACGCTATCAAGTATCGCAAATACTACGAACTGCACGTAGAAAGGCAGGTTGACGATAGCAAACAGGATGAAACATGGATAGGTGCATTTATAGATGGTGAATATCTATACAACGCAATCGGGCGTTTAAACGAATTCGATGCAATCCTTTTGCGTCTATACAGTAAACCCGATTTTGACTACAAAGAATTGAGCGCAGAAACAGGTATACCATACAACTACTTGCGCACATCAATACATAGAGCATTAAAAAGAATAAGAGAATATGTTAAACTTCAACGTTCCATCGCACATTCAACGCGAGAGATTGAATACTTGCAAAAAATGTAAGTTTTACAACGGTACCTTTGGCACATGCGGTACACCAATCGTAGGCAATAACGTCAATGCTGAAGAAAATGATGTTACCTACTACAAAGAGAAGATAAAGTTGTGCGGCTGCTTTATGGATGTAAAGACTAAATTCCGCTTTGCATCATGCCCAGCACGTAAATGGTTTGCTCAAGACATGAGCGATGAAGAAATAGCTGCACTGGACACCTTCATAGCTAAAGTAAGTAAATCCAACAGGATAGAATCCGAAGACTTGCAAATGCTTTACTATTGGTACAGCAAAATAACAAAGAAGCATGAACGCCCTTCTGGGTGCGCATCATGCATACGTGATCTAATTACAGAATTCCGTAGACAATTAGGAAAAATCGATAAACCATAATAACATGCCCCTACCAACCCCAACCCCCAAAGAAGAAAAAAACGAATTCATCGCACGCTGCATGAGTGATGCAAAAATGCAAAGTGAGTTTCCGGATGCACAGCAGCGCATAGCTGTATGCATTGCGCAGTATGAACAAAAATAAATACACATGATAAGCACAGTAAAAATTACGGAAGTAAAAGCCAATCCAAACAATCCACGAACTATCAAAGATGAAAAGTTCAAAAAGCTTGTTGAATCAATTAAGGGATTTCCACAAATGCTATCACTTCGACCAATAGTTGTTAATGATGATATGGTAGTACTGGGTGGTAACATGCGATTAAAAGCATGTAAAGAAGCAGGACTTAAAGAAGTGCCAATAATAAAAGCAAGCGAATTAACTGATGAGCAGCAAAAGGAATTCATAATCAAAGACAATGTTGGATTTGGTGATTGGGATTGGGAAACCTTATCTAATGAATGGGATGTTGAACAGTTGCAGGACTGGGGATTGGACATTCCTAATTTTAAAACGAGTGAATTAGATGATTTAAGTGAACAGATACAACCTTCATTTAGAATCGAAGTTCTTTGCAAGGATGAAGAACATCAAGAAAAAACATATAATAAACTAATAGCCGACGGACACGAATGCAAACTTTTGACATTATAAGAAAATCTCAACCGAATAAATCTTTTCGCGTTGCTTCAATAATTGGAAAGTTCGATCTTCAGTCAGAAGAAGTAGTTGAACAATTCACCGGTCAATTTGATATTCCAGAACAATGGAACGTCGGTCTTATCGTTGGTAAAAGCGGTACAGGTAAAACAACAATAGCAAAAGAGTTATTTGAAAACGCATACATAACCGACTACACATACACAGCCGATTGTATTCTTGACGATATGCCTACCGATTGTTCCGTTGAACAAATTACTTCAATGTTCAATGCAGTTGGTTTTAGTAGTCCACCAAGTTGGTTAAAACCTTATTCAGCATTAAGCAATGGACAAAAGATGCGTGTTGACCTTGCTCATTCATTATTGTTAAATAAAGAACTAATTGTATTCGATGAATTTACTTCTGTCGTAGATAGACACGTGGCGCAAATAGGATCGTTTGCAGTTCAAAAAGCAATACGCAAACAAGATAAGAAGTTTATTGCAGTAACTTGTCACCACGATGTTGAAGATTGGTTATTGCCCGATTGGGTTTTTAATACAGATACGATGACCTTTCATT